GCCGGGCACGGAGCCGGCCAGCTTGGAGATTTCAGCGGCGTGGTTGCGCTGCTCGACAACTTGGATGTCAGACATGGATTTTTCCTTGGGGGTTTCGGTGACGGTTTGGGTGGGGGTTGGTGCGGCCTTTTCGGCCTGGTCGGCTTCGGGCTGGGCTTGCGGCTCGGCCGGGGCCGATTCCTGCAGGCTGCGGCCGACGCCGACGCTTGCGTCCGCTGGCACGCTGACCAGCGAAATTTCAAAGGGCTCCCAATCGGTGACGCGATAGGTTTCCAGCCCATCCTTCGTCTCGACCAGTTGCGCCTTGTGAACCATGTAGCCGACGCTGACGTTGCGGCGGATGCCGTCCTTCACGTCCTGCCACACTTCCTCTGCACGAACGCTTTTGCCAAAGCGCACCACGGCACGACCTACCCGGTCGGCGCCGATCTCGACAGATTCGACGACGCCCACGACATCCTTCCAGTCGTGGTCGCACAAAAGGTTGGCACCGCTGCGCAGGCGCCCCTGGCGCATGCTGGTGGCGGTGCAGTCCAGAATCTCCACGCCCCAATAGCGCTCGTAGGGCAGCTCGCTGGCAAAGGCGAGCACCGCCGTGCGGGCCTCTTCGTCAATGGCCTGGCGCTCGACCAGCAGGGCGCGCTCGGCGCGGCCTTCGTTGAGGTGGCGTGCCAGGGCTTGGGGAATGTGTTTGCTGCTCATGCCCGCTATTGCAAGCGGGGTAACATTTCGCAAACAAGGGTGAATGCGAAAAACCCGCATGAAAAAACCCGCCAGGGTGAGCCGTGGCGGGTTGGTTTTTGGGCGCTGCGCAGGTCAATCGGTCGGCTCTGCTGCGGCCTCTGTCGTGACGCCCGGAAGGCTGTCGTAAGCGGTGAGGCGTACGCCGAATTCTTCGGCCAGCTCTTGCGCGGCCTTGATGCTCTTCAAGGTGTCCTCGAAGTCGTAGCCCATGGCGGCGGCCAGGTCTTGCGGGCTCATGAGGCCGGCGCGCACCTTGAGGATGTTCGCCTCGGTGTCGCGCTTGGGGTCCACCCAATCCCAGCGCCGGGCCTGCCACTCGTGGCGGCTGAACTTGTCGATCTTGTTGGCCGGCAGCGCCGTGCCGTTGGGCATGGTGATGGCGCCGCTGAGCAGGGCCATCTGCAGCCAGGCGCGGAACACCGGCTCCATGAAGATGCTGATGAACCACTCCTGGTCGGCCATCCAGCGGTCGCGCTCTTCCAGAGTGCCGCTGCGGATGCTGGAAAAGCTCACGCCCTCCAGGTCGTTGGCCAGGCTGTGGTACGCCACGCCCCAGCCGCTGGCGATGCGCTGCAGCGTGGTCTTGACGAACGGGCCGAAGTTGGCCTCGGGGTACTTGCTTTGAAACGGCGTGAAGTCGGTGCCGCTGGGCAGGGTGTCGAAGTAGCCGGGCTGAGTGACACTGACCGATTCGTGGCCGCTGTCCATGCCGCCGATGGGCGAGGCGCCGTCAGGCGAGGTGAAAAACCCGTAGTGGTTCGCGCCGTGCTCGGCCGCGAGGATGGCCGACAGTTTGAAGTTGCCCAGGTGGTGCAGGCTGAGCATGCCCGGCGCGGCCCACGGCACGCCGCGCAGCTGCTCGCCGCGCTCGATCTTGAAGGCGTGAATGAGGTCCGCAATGGGGACGCGGATGCGCTCGCGCTGGGTGCTGTAGCCGTCGTTCGGGTGGGCGGCGAAGATGTGCAGGGCCACCGGGCGGCGGTAGGCGTCCACCTCCACGCCCATGATGACGCTGTTGCCGCTGCCGTTGTTGCGCAGGTTGTAGCTGGTGTCGATGCGGTCCACGTCGATCAGCTGCAGGGCGAAGTTGAACTCGTTGCCGGCGTCCTGGCCGCGCACCATGCGCACGAGGAATTCGCCGTCGCTGGGCATGCCGCCCACCATGGTCTCGCACATGTCGCGGAAATGCTGCTTTCGGGTGAGGTCGGCCACGCGCTGCCAGCGAACCCACGCGGCCTCGATGGCGGCATTGGCTGCGCGGTCGGGCTGGCCGGGCCGGTCTTCCACGCGCACCTGCAGCCGGATGCCGGCTGGGCCGATGATGTTGTTTTGCACCATGCCGACAAACCGCTTGGCGTAGTCGTTGTTCTGCACCAGCTCGCGGCCCCGGGCGCGCAGGCGGTCCAGGTCGCCGCGCAGTTCTTCGTTGATGCTTTTGGTGGTGGCCATCCAGTCGGCGGTCATGCGGTCAATGGCCGCCGCCTTCCACCCGCGCTGCTGCACGGCCCGGGGTGCTGGTTGACGAATGGCCGCGAGGGCGCGCCGCACAATGTTCATTTGCCGAACCTCACATAAACGCGGCCACGCTGGAGCTGGTTGCTCAGGCCGTCGGCTTGGTCTTCCCGGGCCACCTCCTGGCGCAGCCGGTCGCGGTGCGCCCACAGTTCGCCGAGCTTGAAGCGCTCGAGCTTGCGGCCCTCAATCTCGTACTGCGCGGCCTTGATGTTCTGCGGGTTGCGCAGGTAGGCCTCGACCGCCTCCAGCGCCACGCGGGCGGCGCTGCGGGTTTCCATGCTTTCCACCGAGAACGACGCGCGCACCGTGATGCGGCCCTCGCCCACGGTGAAGGCGTCGCCGGCCAGGTTGGACACGCGGGCGCGGTAGGTGTACTCGCCGGGCTGCCACTGCTCGGTGACGGTCGGGCTGGCGTGCACGGTGTGCACATCGCCGTCGCCCTCGGCCTGCAGCGTGATCTTGCCGGCGGCGTTGAGCAGCGTGTAGGCCAGCGACCAGCCCGCCGACGCGGGGTACTGCGGCAGGGTTTTAGCCCAGCGCACGGTGTCGCCAGCGATGACGCTGGCGGGTTCTGTGGTCGGAATTTGAGACATGATGAATCTGAATCTAGGGCCGGCGGCATTTCGCAAACAAGGGAGGACGCGAAAAACCCGACCGGCGCCAAGCCAGACAGGCAAAGATGAGGCCGACTTACCTGGAAAGCTGATCTTTTAAGGCGTAACCCATAAGCGGCCAGACCTTATTCACAGCATTGGCGCGGGCCACCTTGCGCCCTATCTCGGCGTCGAAATTCTCCGGGCTGGCGCAAGCGCTCTCGCCGGTCACGGTGAAGCCGTTGCGCAGGACCAGGACGCAGAAAGTCAGCAGCATGAGTGGCTGCTTGCCCATGCAGGGCCTTTCTCCACGGCAGACTTCTGCACCATAGACCCCTTCGGCAGCCGTAAAGTAGTGTTCGCTGGCGATGTTCGCCTCGATGTCCGCAGGCGTGACGCGAGGGGCGGTTTTGCCTTTGGCTTGAATTTCTTGCTCGATGGCTTGGTCGTTCATGGTTTGCCTTTCTTTGGCTGTTGAAAAATCAGTGATTCGGCACGCGGTTCAAGATGCGCCACACCTGCACCGGGCTGAGCTGGTAGCGGCGCGAGAGCAGCGCCACGCGCTCGCCGCGCTCAAAGTCCCGGCGGATCAGCGCGTTGCGCTCGGCCAGGTCGCGCCGGCGCCCCACCCACACACTGTCGCCGCCAAAGTGCTCGCGGGCCTTGGCATCAGCCGCCTTGACGATGGCCGCGCTCAGCTCGGGCGCCAGCGCCAGCACACAGCGCAGCGTGAACTGCACCACGTCTTCGCAAATGGGCACCTGCCTCAGCACATCGGGCGGCGGCGTGGTGGCCGGGGTGGCGGTCGTGTCAAACATCGTGGGCTCCGTGTGGGTGGGTTTGCGTCGTGTCACCATGCTCGCGTCGGTGTAGCCGGCCTGCGGGCCGGGCGGTGGGTGGAAATGGTCTGGGTCTGGCGCGGCTGGGGTTGCGCGGCCGGTGTGGGTTCTGGCACCTGCACAGCAGCCTCCACCGGCTTGCCGTCCAGGTACGCCTCGATGCGCTCCCAGTCGGTCTTGGTGGCGCGGTGCAGGCGCAGCTCGGGGTGGTGGGCGGCGGCAAACGCATACACCCAGGTGTCCAGCGGCTCGTTGCGGGCGCCGCGGCGGTTTTCAAAGCGGTTCTTGCTGGGGTTGTAGATTTCGCCCACCAGCCCGGTGAAGAACTCGGGCGGCAGCTGGTCGCTGAAGTGCGTGGTGCGTTCCTCGGGCTGCTTGTCGGCGTCCGCACTCAGGCGGCTGTACAGCCAGTGCTTTGCCCCCACCGTGCCTACGTGGTACACCATGACGCCCTTTTTGTCGCTGCGGCCCTTCCAGTCCACGTCGTGC